TGCCTACGAAACCGCACTCATAGACCTCGACGAGTACTTCCAGACCTGCCTCCGCAGCTACGACGAGCGGCGCAACATTTGGCCGGGCAAGAGTGACGACCTCCGCAAACACGGTGCTAACGCATTCCCGTGGGAGGGAGCCTCCGACCAAGAGGTTAACGTGATCGGTGAGCGGATCGATACCTATGTGGCACTTTTCGACCAAGCTTTGCAACGCTCCCACATCAAGGCGTTCCCGACCTCAATGGCATCCATGCCACGGGCGGCGATGGTTAGCGGCTTCCTGAAGTGGATGCGCTCCTCGTACATCCCAAATTTCCGGGAACACATGGAACTGGGGGCTAATTATCTGTTGGAAAAAGGATTGATGATCTCGTATGTGGGATGGCAGCGGGAGTCCCGCACCTACCTCCAGACCATGACTCTGGACGAGATCGCGCAGGCCGCACCAGAGATGGTGGATCTGCTCATGGACGAGAATGCCACGGAAATGGCCCTAGGATTGATTTCTCAGGCTTTCCCTGCACTTTCGGGGAAGAGAGCCAGAAAAGCCCTCAAAGACCTCAGAACGAAGGGAGAGGCGCAAATACCCATTCCGAGGGTAACCGTGGATCGCCCGGTCGTCCATTCCTGCGCCCCGGACGGGGAGGTGATCCTACCACCCTATGTCTCCGACCCGCAGCGGTCACCCTACATTTTTTGGAGAACCTTCCTGACTGCCCAAGAGTTGGAGAAAAAGGTCACCAACGAGGGATGGGACGAGGACTGGGTCGAAAACGCTATCGAGCGACTCCGTGGCAAGGACAGCATGTACCTAGACGGGGAGAAACAAAAGAATGTCACCCGCCTGCCCATCACCGATGACAACGACCTCGTTATGGTGATTTATGGCTACCAGAGACTCATCGACGAAGAGGACGGCAGCGAGGGCATCTACTGCACCGTTTTTCACCCAAGCGCAGAGGGCTACGCCAAGCATGAGCTTTTGAATGGTTACGACGACTATCCGTTTGTGGTGACCCGCCTCAGCAATAACCAGAAGCGCATGTACGAGGTGCAGACCTTCGGTGACATCCTGCGCGGCGCACAACTCCAGATCAAAACCGAGCGTGATTCGCGTGTTGACCGCTCGTCGCTGGCAACCCTGCCACCCCTCATGCACCCTGCTGGCAAGCCTCCCTCCGACTGGGGGCCGGGCAGGCGCATTCCGTATCGTCGCTTGGGCGAGATCCAGTGGGGGCCGACACCACCGCCCGACAATGGCTCCGTGGAGGTCGAGGTGTCGATGATCGGGCAGGCAGACCGCAGCGTTGGTCTCGACCTTAACAATCCGCTCTCGTCCATGAGGCAGCAGTATTTCGTGTCAAAGTTCCTAGACCATGTGCGTGATGTCTTGAACCTTGCTTGGAAGCTGTATCAGAGAATGGGGCCGGACGAGGTTTTCTTCCAAGTTACTGGCAACCCCAACCCGCAAGTTATGACTAAGGGTTCGGCTGATGAGAACTTCAGCATCGTGGTAAACTTCGACTCCCAGAGCAATGACCCAGAGACTGCCGAGACGCAGTTGAAAAACATGGTGTCTCTGGTGCAGTTGGATCGCAACGGCATCATGGATGTAAACAAGTTGCTTGAGTTCACGGCATCTAGTATCAACCCTATCTTTGCCGACTATGTGTTGCAACCAGCCGAGGAAGCCCAGCAGAAGGTTGCCAAGAGCGTCACGGACGACCTCGCCAAGATCTACTCTGGTATCGAAGTTCCCGCCCAACCAAATGGCGCACAGATCGCCATGCAGATGCTACAAGCCTATGTGCAGCAGCCCGATGTCGCGGCACGCGCACAGCAGGACGAGGCATTCGCGGCACGACTCCAGAAATACGGAGAACAGTACGCATTTCAACTCCAACAAGCCAAGAACGCAGAAATCGGTCGCATCGGAACCGCTCCCGCGCAGATGGGCGGCGTGACAACCCAAGGAATGCAGCAGTAATGGAAAAGCGTTTCTCAAAAGTAGTCACCAACCCCGATACTGGTCGCAAGAAGACCGTGCGCTTCGGGCAGGCAGGTAAGGCTGCTGACGGCAAGGATCGCATCCGACCCGGCACGAAGAAGGGTGACAGCTACTGCGCTCGTTCAGCCAAGATCAAGGGTGACTGGAAGTCAGACCCGAACTCGCCCAACAACCTTTCCCGCCGCAAATGGAAGTGTAAGGGAAGCAAATCAATGAAATAACATGACACCACTACCGAAACCAACGATACAACAATCCGTAGAAGCACTCTCCGACCGCGAGGAATATACCGCTATCCTCCAGTTCATCCGCGACGAACGCGAGAAGTTCTTCGGTGACCTTCGCCTGTGCGAGTCCAGCAACGATGTCATGAAGGTGGCAGGGTCAGTGGCTGCTCTGGATGAGTTGCTAGGTGTCCTAGCTTGACAATTTGCCTGTAACAATGTAAACATTACCCATCACGCCTAGCGTGTGTTTCATTGTTCATTGGTTTCACCCTTGGTAGGTTCAATCCCTATCAAGGGTGTTTTGTTTACTGGATAGTGTAAATGCTCATAATGAGTGAATAAACGCACATTAGGACGGTTTTCGTCCAGTTCCTCGTACACTAGCACATTCCCCAACTCCCGGCATTAGAGGAAGGCTCGCAGGCATAGTTCGCCCATTACAGGCTAAACTATGCTTCATACTCCCGTATATTCTGCGGAAAGGACGACATACACACCAGCAAGGCTGGAACCAAGGATAGCAGAGGGTTGAGGCTGTAAGGCTGCGTCAAACTCCTTGATCGTCACACTCTATTTAGCTGCGCCGCAAATTCGTCAAGCGCAGTACCCTGTGAGACTTTTACCTAGCTTCCGTGCGGTCGTTCTAGCGTTCCTCGGTTGCTTGTCTATGTCACCAGCACTTCGGGTAAAAACAAAGGGACTGGTCGAGGAGTTGGATACTCGACCAGTCCCAGAAGATCCATTGCTCTACGCGCCGGAGGGGTGAATGGTGACGATGATTCCAACTCCCGTCGAGCGCAATCTTACTCTGGGTTTCCCCGCAAGTCAACCCACAAAATACCCGTCAAAATATCCGCATTCGTGGCGTGGATTTTCTCCGACATTTTCTCCGACATTTTCTCCGACATTTTCTCCGACGATAACGCAAAAACATCACACGATTTTCGTCAGAAAAACTACACATTATTTCTAACATATAGATATCCACACATATCCACACCCATATGCCCCCATTGTTGACTTATATTAACTCCCTCCACATTGCTAGGTCATCGCCGCCGCCGGGCGTTAACTGGTGTCAAAAACATGAATGTGCAATCCGAGGCTACCGAGGAAGCCCCAAATCCCTCGTCTAACATATCCTTTGAAGATTTAATCGCTCAGAGGACTCAGAAATACTCACAACCAGAAGCCGAAGCTGAAGCAACTGAGGATGATTCTTGGGAAGAGGAAGAGACTCTGGAACCAGAGGCAGTTTCCGACGATCAGGAAGAACCCGAAGAAGATGATGCAGAGGAAGAAGGCGAAGAGGAACAGGAAGTAGACTTGTTGTCGCTAAACCCTGAAGAGATCCAAGCTTTAGCCAAAAAGAGCCGCAGCCGTTTGCTACACCGTGTGGGTGAGCTTACCGCTCAAAAGAAAGCTCTGGAGGAAAAGCTAAGTTCTCAGGCCCAAACGAAACCACTACCAGTAATCCCCGCAGAGCAAAACCCCTTCCGTGACATCGACAGTGTCGAGGGGCTACAGGCTAAATATGCGGAACTGGAGAAGGTCGCGGAGGAAACCGACAATATCCTTGAAGAGCATGAGGACTATGGTGCTGAAGACATCATCGTTCTAGGCGACAAGGAGTTTACCAAGAAGGAGATTCGTCGAGCTAACCGCAATGCGCGGGAAGCTATGGCAAAATACCTCCCAGCCCAGCACGCAGAACTCGCAAAACGAGGACAACGCGAGCAGGCACGGGAACACTTCACCGGGTTGATCCCGCAGGAAGTCCCAGAGGTTGCCGACGAGGAATCCGAAATTGGCAAACAGTACAAGGCACTCCTATCTGATCCACTGGTCGAAATGGTTAACCTGCATGTTCCTGATCTTGGGCCGCAACTCCCATACATTTTGGCACACGCAGTACGATCCATTCATCGCAGCAATAAGACTAAGAGCGCGGCGAAAGCAGCGGGAACTATTTCCAAGGCCAAAGTGGCTGGAACCCCGTATGGTGCTGGAGCAGCGAAGTCTGGTGTTAAGACCGCGAAAAAGAATGCCGATCAAGCCTACCAAAGGTTCCAGACTTCACACTCTGTGGAGGATTGGGTTGCCGCCAGAGTTGCCCGCATGAGCAAATAATCTAACTAAATAACTATTATGGCTATTTCAACCACATATCAACCGAATCCCCCCCAAGTCAAAACTGGCGTTGGTTCGGCAATCAGCAACCGCGAAGACCTCAGCAATGAGTTGACGCTCCTCGCCCCAGAAGAAACCCCACTCCTTAGCCTTTGTGCCAAGGGAAGTGCCAAAGGAACCTACAAGGAATGGACTGTCGATACCCTCGCCGCCCCTTCTTTCGATGGTATCGGTGAAACGCAAGATGTTAACGCCTTCGATGACCAGTTCGCTGGTCGTGGTCGCCTTGGCAACTATGTTCAGAAGTTCCGCGAGACCTTCCTCGTTTCCGACCTGCAAGAAGCCGCTAGCTCTGTTGGCCCGGCCAACATTGCTCAGGCCGAAGCAAAGGCTATGCGTCAGTTGAAACGGTCGGTCGAAGCCGCGATCAACTCGGACAACGACAAGAGCGTTGAAGATGGTGCTGGTAGCAAGTACAAGCTCCGTGGCCTTGGCGACTGGCTTGACTCCGCTGGCCCCTCGGATGTGCCTGCTGCTTATCGTACCCCTTCGGATTCGATTCTTACCGCATCGCCTAACGAGACGACCTTCAACAACATCATCGCTTCGATCTTCACGGTCAATGGCGAGTCCAACAATTTGACCCTCATCGCTGGTGTTGCTCTCCGCAAGGTGATCAGCAACTTCACCCGTTCGTCGGCTGCTGCTACCTCGGAAGCCGTTTACACGGTCAACCAAGATGCAACTGCCAAGAAGGTGACGCACGCTGTTACCCTGTACGATTCCGACTTCGGCATCGTGAACATCATCAACGCAAACCCTGCCTGTATGCCATCCACTACCCGTGGCTATGTTGTGAATCCGAAGTACCTCGGTTTCGACACCTATATCCCAATGGGTTCGACTCGCCTTGAGAACCAAGGTGCTGGCGAGCGTGGTTATGTTGACATGGTTGGAACGCTTGTCTGCAAGCACCCCGGCGCACACGGCAAGATCGCTTACTAATCATCAACTAAACACTAAAGAAAGGAAATTATATTATGCCTATCCTCGGAAAACTCACCAACAACGAAGTACCTGTTGGTTTCACCCACTACGCATCCATCACCGCTGCTGAAGCTGTGGCCAAGGGTGCTGGCAACCAGTTCACCATCGGCAGCGTCCCTCCGGGCGGTATCGTTGATGCCTGTGCTGTGTTTGAAAAAGTAGCCTCCAGCGGTACTTCCACCGATGTCACTCTTGATGTCGGCGTGACCAGCGGAGACCCTGACGATTTTATCGATGTCCTCGACATTGATACCCTTGTCAAGGCCGCCTACAACACTGGTGATGTTCTCATCACCTCTGGTGCGAACTACTACATCAACAACACCGCATCGGCAGTGCCGATCCTTGCTGAGTTCAACGGAACGCTCACCTCTGCTGGTCTTGCGACTGGCGAGTGGGTGATCTCGTACACTCTGCGCGAATCAGGCGAAGTCCTGTAATCATAATTTGGGTGGGGGAGTTCTATCCTCCCCTGCCCATATTTTTATCGAAACCATGATCATTAACCCTTCTGAGGACGAGATGACCGCTGCGGTAATCCGCGAGCTTTGCTCAGGTCGCCAACTCATGGAGACGAAACAAAAGTTCCGCGAGATTGCTGCCGCTCAAGAGGCTGACACTCTCCGCAACAAAACAAATAGTGCGTTGGGCCGAGCAGTTGCGGTTGTCCCCACGCATGAGTACTTCCTAATCCGCAACAAATACGGTGAAGACGCATGGCATGACCGCGAGTTTATCCGCGACTTCCAGAAATTCCACCCAGAACTTTCCCCTAACGCCGTCTAATGCAAGATAGATCCTACACCGATTTGTTTGACACGACTCAAGCTCTTTGCGGTGTCGTCTTTGCAAGTATTGAAAAAAGCCGTATTAAAGCCCTAATCAACAGAAGGGCGAGAAAGGCTTACAAATCCTCTAACTACTGGAGTAGGTTCATTGGGGTTGGTGAAGAAAGGGCAGTTCTCAATGGTGTTATTCCGTTTGATGAGTCTGGACTCGCTTCGGTAGACACATTCCTTCGCGTTTTTGTTAATCGCCCCTATGGAGTTAGCAGCAACCAAGAATACCAGTACATCGTAGGCCCATACGGAGCTACCCTATTGGCTGGGTCTTTTGAACCAGAGGTAGCCTATGTTACATATAAGGCTCAATTCGCAATCACTTATGGGCCGGGGACTTCTGGCGGAGACCCAAGTGGAAGTGCCACGGATGTTACAACAGTCCCCTCAGAGTGGTTTGATTATATGGCGCATGGTGCATACGCCGATTACCTTCGGGCTGAAGGACAACAAGAGAAGGCTGCGGTTGCCGACCAAGAAGCCAACGAGATGCTGCTTGATGAATTGATGCGATTGGACGAGCAACATACACAAACGGTAATTTCGCCAAGGATCTTTACGAACGCTAATATGCAAATGCGTTCGGGTGGCCCATCCGCTGTCGGCGCGGCAAGCACTACCGCATCTGGCGAGCAGATTTCAGACGAATACGGAGAAGTAATTATTACAGAGGGATAACATGCCAAGGAAAATATCACAACTTGAGGCTGCTACTGATGTAACAGCATCTGATCTCATCCAGATTGTTGACATCGAGGATACGGGAATGGCTACCAGCGGAACGAACAAGAAGTGTACCGCTCAACTGATGGCAAATGAGCTTGGGAAGCTGACTAATATCACGGCTACTGGATCTACCACCGCTCGTTCATTAGCTAATCGCTTCGCGGATGTGGTGAATGTGAAAGACTTCGGAGCGGTGGGAGATGGTGTCACGGATGATACGGCGGCTATTGTTCTTGCAGCATCAAGTGGAAGCAGGATTTATTTGCCGAGCGGCACTTACATTTTTAGCAACTCAACCATGCCATCAGAATTTGATTTCATTGGAGCTGGTTCTGGTAAAACCACAATTCTGTGGAAGGCTGCGTCTGCATCATCAAATATGATGGGAGTGTCGGGAGTTGTTGATGTTCGATTTACCGATATAACAATTGACTCTAACCGTCAAAATCAAACTGATTCTACTGGGTATTATGGAGCGGTTGGAGGGACGATTGGCAATGGTTCCAAAATTATATTTGATCGTGTTGAGTTCAAAAATGGTAGGATTACGGATGTGGTTTTAGTTGGCCCAACTGGGGCTGGTCAATTTGCAATAGTGGAGTTCAATCAATGTCAATTTTATGACGGCTTGGTGGGAACTGACACAAGGGCAGCGCAAGCAGTCAGTGTTAGTGAAGGGATTAGGCTTAGTGCGACAGGTAACACATTCCGCCAACCCAATAGTCCAGCGTCATATGGACGTGGCGGATTGGTCATGCAAAGGCCAGGTGGCTCCACATCGCTATCATGGGGACAATTCAACGCCAGCAACAATAAGTTTGATAACTTTGGAAGAGGAACATCTGCCGATCTTGGGTGCATTTACGTGTATAGTGGTTCTGAGGCAACTACTATTTTGGGCAACATTCTGACAAATTCCTATGGAACAGCAATTACTGTAAAGGCGGATTGCGGTCCAACGAGTGTAGTTGGGAACACAATAAACACATCGTTCGGAGCTAACTCTGCCGCAATGGCATTTTACGCTCAAGGGGACATTTACACAAGCAGTATTGGGCGTGACTTTGTGATTACTAATAATGCAATTCGCAATCCAGAACAGGATAGTATTTTTTTTGATGGAGAGCGAAACGGACTATCTGACTTAACAAACGTAATTATTAACAATAACATTTGTGATGGCGGATTGCGGGGTGTTCGTTTCAGAAACGTAAAAAATATAAAAATTAAAGGTAACGTAATCTCAAACACAACTGGGGTGGCAGTTATTGGTGGAGATTGCTCTGGATATATTGACATTTCTGGTAATACAATTGACACTGGGTTGGTGGGAATTGATATAAATGGATCAACTAATGACGCTCGTTTTTGCGTTTCTGATAATAATATCAGTGGCCTCACTGCAACGGCTTTTCGATTGCAAACTATAGCTCGGTCATTTTGTGTTAACAACAACGAGGTATCTGGTTGTGGGATTGCGTTTGACACTCGCGGTTCCACCGAATTTAGTACAATTCGCAATAACGTTATCCGAGGAGAAACCGCCGTTTGGGACAAAAGCGGAACCTATAATGGTTTGCAATATGACAGCAATATCACATCCACTACCGCTTCTTTTGTTAATGTTCGTCAGCTTACAATTAGCAGTGGGTCTGTGACGGCTTATGCAGATTGGCACTATATCGAAACTGAAGGAGCATCTTCCACCGACGATCTTGATACCATAAATGGTGGATATGAGGGGCGCAGATTGATTCTTTATGCAGCAAATAGCGGGAGAGACGTAGTGTTAAAAGATGGAACAGGAAATTTGCGATTAGCTGGAGACTACACCTTGACGCATGCAGATGACAGTATTGAACTTGTGTTTCGTAATAATGTATGGGTTGAAATATCCCGCTCGGATAATAACGCATAACCCCATAACCCCCTCAGTCAGCCCATCGCACCTTTAACAAGCATGTCCAAGAAAATCTCACAACTCAATCCTAGGCTGGATCTTGACAAAGTAGTGTTGCGTAACCACAATAACCAAGGAAATGCCTAACGCAAACATGCAACTTCGCTGGTAATATGCAATACGTCCTAGGAAATATGCTCAACGGTGGCGGTGGGCTTAACGCTGATGGTCTATCCCTCGACCTCCAGTTCGCGGCTGACAAGACTCTGACTGCGAGGAAAGGCCCAACGCCTGTCTTCACCCGTGGTTCTACTGGCACTT